GCAGGACCATGACCACTGGGTTCAATCCCAAGTGGCCCCCAGCCGACGTTTAGGTAGACGCGTTCGGCACGTCCAGCACGCTTCAGATGATCCTTGTCGTAGGGGTCAAGACCCCTACGCAAGAAATGTTTCTGAAGTGCGGCCCACCCATCCAAAGGTGACTTCGGAAGGACAGCTCTGGCACGATAGCCCCTAACCACTGGGGCATGTGTCGTAGTAGAGAAGTTCCACTCCCTTGAACATCCGAGGATATCAAGAAAGGTGAACCTGCCTATCACAGAAGAATCTTCCCACACGTGAGGGTAGTGTTTTAACACACCCTTCATGTAGTCATCCATCCATTGGCATGCGCCCCACAGACCTCTTTTGTAAAAGAGGTTCCTTGTGGAAACGCCAGACAGAATCTCCTGCGCGTTACTGCGTGACGTTGGGAGTACCTGACGGACCTTAACGACAGAAACGTCGTGGCCATCATAGTATTCCTTTCCGCAAGACTCCCTGAACTTCCCAGTCCAGAAACTCTTGCCAGCATTTACTCGAAAGCCAGAGGCTTCGAGCGTGCTGATCACGTGAGTGACATGTTCCACAGGAACGATGATGTCGTCCCCGTAGATGCGCACCTTGCCTCTGAGAGATTTAACATCCCTCAGAGTCAGTGGACGCCTCAGCGACTTCTCCACTCCAAGGAGGACCAACACCAGAAAGGTGAAGGCCTCCATTGGAAAGGTAAGCGCTGAACCCATGGACGCGAACTTAGCTAGCTCGATGACCCTCTCGGGCTGTCCGGCATAGCTAGGCACAGTGGCCTTCGAGGAACGGGTTGCTTGGACCGCCTTTGCTAAGAGCGGAAATCCAGACAACAGCGTCTCTACATGCCAATTCGACACACGATCAGAGGCTTCGCTTAAATCAAGCGTAGCCAAGGACCCATCAACTGAGCCCTTCTTCGCCAATTCCTGATTAGGGTTTTGGTCGTCGAAGCCGATCAGAGAACTCAGGAGGTTATCCCTGTAGAACTCTTCAAGAATCACTTCCAAGAGACCCTGTTGCATGAACATCATGCAAGTGGGTTCCTGAGCAATGATACGGGGTGTGCGGAGCGTCTTGGGAACGAGAGTGACTTTAACAGGCACCTCATCCCCGGGTTCGCGAAAGTTCACACTGTCTAGGAGTTCGTAATTGGAGTATCGCGTGATCAGATGATCCGCTGCCCCAAACACTTCCTCCAGACGCAAGGTCCAGTCCATGCTGTTCCACTTACTGTTTCCATGTAAGCGGTCGGCAGTGGCACCAGGCCCGTGTCGTCCTCTGATGTCATTTTGATCGACTCGCCTTTCGGCACGTCGAAAGACATCAGAGAAAACGAGATGAGCAATCCGAGAAAACTCCAGGTAATCAGCCTGAGTCCGATCCAGATCGCTCTTCCGAACTTCCATCTCACACTCGATGTATCCTTCAATTGCTTTCCTCTCTCTGTGCGGTGCACAGGGTAGAAGAACTTTGCCGAGCAGCGAACAAAGCTGCCGCACAGCAAAGATAGCATCAACCGAAGGACTGTCGAGGAGTGATCCACTTCTACGATCGAAGATAAGCTCAAGGAAACCTCCGAGGAATCGGGGGAGCCCGGCGTCAAAGGCGAAGCCTTTGAAACGCTCGTGAGTTACCTGACCAAGGCTTAGACTTTTCTCAAAGTCTTTACCAAAATCAGGCAAGGTTATCGTCAAAAACGATAACCCTTGATCTTCAACTCGACGACGGACGGTTTTGCCGTCCATCGTGGTGCAGACATCACACCATGTGCCCACATCTGTGAGCACAGCCATCCAGAGTAACTGTAGGCTTTTCACCGATGCCTCCTTAAAGGAGCTAGTCGGATCCGTAGCCTACAACACCCCGCATTACGGTACCCTGAACGCAGCGTGTTGGGGAAGTAACTCCACCACGCCCAGGGTCCCGTCCTCGGTCGTGCCCAAGTCTTGTTTACCAAGGGCACCGCTGGTTTAAACTCCGAATTACTAGGGAGCCAGCGTCTACGACATTTACAGGTCGTAGAGGCGACATCTGATCAATCTCACGTGTTTGTGAGTCCATGACCAGCATCGCACCGAAGGGAACGGACAAGGAAAACTGTCGGTCAATCGACATCCTGTTCTCACAGGAATGCCGATCGGACCTTTAGTTCTCCCCACCCAGGACCTTCGTCACCATCGCACCCGAGGAAGCAGCGAGCTGGGCGGCAAAGCCGTCCCAGATCTGCTTCAGCTCTGTGACCGTGTACCCAGTCGGCGGGACATCAAACACGACGGAAACCGTCGTGCTGTACTTGATGTTCTGCGCCGAGATGAGCGGGTCAGGAGCGACCTTCGAGTGCTGCAGCTGAATTGCCCGGCGAGTACGCCGCCCATAGGTATGGGCGACACGCTCCTGGACAAGGCCATCAGAGGACGTGAAAGTCCCCTTGTTCGCCTCGGACGAAGTCCGAGGGAGACTGATGGCAACTGCATTGATGGTTACTGACTGAGGATCTGCGAGCATTGCAGGCGTACTCTTTCTGGAATTGACCACGAAATCCATCGTGGACATGGACGGAAGGTGCGTTTAACACGCTACAACGACTTGGAGATTCCAAGCGCTGTGAGGATACCGATCTGACGGGGAGTAAAACTTTCCCACGTCAAACCGAATCCGAAGGGGGATGCCTTGATCCTCTGCTTTTTCACTGAAGAAAAAGTGAGCGTCAAGGGCTCCGGCGCACCACGTAAACCGTGGTTGCTCAGAGTCCACTTACGGTGTACAGTGGATGTTTCCATCATGTACCCGTAGTGCATCACCAGGCCATCTCCGGCAAAGTCACTGACATTGGAAAGAACATCTCCAGTGTTAGCGACCCAGTCGGCGGCCCAGCTCCAAGGAGTTAGGTTCCAGAGGACTTCGGGCGTGAGCTCGATACCTAAGAGAACCTTGGCCTTTGATGCGGCACGTATCAGTGCACTGCGGCTGTAATAGCCAGCAGGCAGATAATACGTGAACGCACCAGAGAACCATCTCTCCTTCTCCACTATAGTGGATTGGGAAAGAGTTCCTTGCGTAGGGTTACCATTGTTGTACATCACAGACGCATCCCAGCCCAAGTGGGTTCCCCACGGGCCACGAGGCGATGTGACAAAATCAACGGTTTCACTACGTTCCAATGGAAAGTCGTAGCGACGCCTAACAAGGCGCCCGCTGTCTCTCTCGTACTGAGCAAGAAGCTTGTCCTGATTTCTCAGGGCAAAAACAGACTTCTTGATATCAGAGATGAGAGGCTGCCAACCGAATACCCAGTTAAGGTACTCGTCAGACCCCCTCTTAGGAGGAGGACCGAGTTTCTTGGCACGGTCTTGCCAAAAGGATGAACCCACCATATGGGGGATTCCCTCGCGAAGAAGTTCCGCGAAACCTACAGCAAGATCTGCGACTGGTTGGCCAGGCTTACACCTAGCAATTGCAGTAGTCCCAAGGTTAATCAACTCAGCTCTTGTGGAGCCTGTGTTGACAATCTGGGATTGCAATTGGTTGAATGTAGCCGGGTCGACAGGGAAGAGAGGGCCAGCATAGGTCCAGATTGCTCCGGACCCAGTGACCCCTCGACACACGTAGTCAGTGAATTGGTGAGACTCCCTCTTACGAGGGTCTTTACCATCCACTGATTGCAGTGTGGTGAAAAATTCACCTCCGTCGTCCCGCCCAACGAACTGATGTTCGTATGGGTGGCCACTCGACTCAGTTGTCTGAGTCCCGCGTAAAGATACGTGAGTCGTCCTCGGGAAACCGAAGATGGGAGCACCCTGGTAGATACCAGTAGTAGTCCCCTGTCCTGATGCTAAATCCAGGACACGACTACGTATTCTTGAAGCGGACATTGGAAAAGCTCCTTCTGGATGGGTGAGATCTTAGCATACTTGCCAAGTATGCTGAGATCAGCGTGCACTGCACCGGGGCCCCTCGCGGGGC